ATAAAAAGCCACTCTCTAAGGGTGGCTCTAATTCAATGGCTAATCTGATACTTAGGTCACCTTCTGCTAATAGATCTTTTAGCCGTAACAGCGACCATTCTGTACGCTCCAACAAAAAGGTATAAGCATGAGTACTGCAGTTAAAAAAGACCCAGCTAAATGGAAACGCATTGTTGCTAGTGTTAAAGCTGGTACTAAAGGTGGGGATCCCGGTGAGTGGTCTGCACGTAAAGCACAGTTAGCAACACAGCAATATAAGTCTTCTGGAGGGTCATACGTTGGCCCTAAGAAAGCTGACAATAGCCTCTCTAAGTGGACTGATCAGAAATGGCGCACTAGTGATGGAACTCCATCTAATGGAACCAAAAGATACTTACCTAGTAGTGCTTGGGGAAGTCTTTCCAAATCGGAAATAGTTGCTACTAACCGAGCTAAGGCTGCAGGTAATAGAGCAGGTAAACAGTTTGTAGCACAACCACGTACTGTTGCCCAAAAGGCGGCTAGGCATAGATAATGTATGAATATGGCATCAGATACAAAAGAGTTGTTGATGGCGACACTTTCGTTTGTGATATCGATCTCGGTTTTGGCATATGGCTTGTGGATCAGCACTGTAGGCTCCACGGAATTGATACGCCAGAGAAATCTACGGCGGAAGGAAAGAAAGCAATCCTTGAAGCCAAGTTCTGGTTTGAAGACGCCTCCGCTAGACTTGAAAAATTCACAATCCAAGTAGAACATAAAGCAGACAAATATGGGCGTAGGTTAGTCCGTGTAACGACCGACAAGGCCTCTTGCTCACTCAACGAACAACTAGTTAGAGATGGATGCGCAGTCCCATACTCTGGTGGAAATAAAAAAGCCCCTCTGTGAAGGGGCTTTTACTTCGCTCGACTCAATTGTCATATCGGCATGATGGGTGGACTTTTAAGTTTTCATCGCGTTGTGCCTACATAATACCACATATACTTACGGTATACTAAGCCATGCCTCGGTGGTGAAATGGTAGACACGACGGACTTAAAATCCGTTGTCGCAAGACGTACGGGTTCGAGTCCCGTCTGAGGTATTGGAGGAAAGATGGCAGCCACACTTAAATACATTCAACCCAACGCAGAAGAGTTTATGATTCACCTAGCAAGGGTATCTTCTAGTAATCAGGATAATCCTGAGTATGCAGCGTTACTCACGTATTGCATTAAACATGGGCACTGGTCGGTATTTGAGATGGTTGACGTAACCATGGAGATCTACACTTCTAGGGCTATATCCGCACAGATTCTTCGCCATAGAAGTTTTCACTTTCAAGAGTTTAGTCAACGGTATGCAGATCCTTCAAAGATTGAAATGGATCTGCCTAAGATGAGACGTAAAGGTGCCACTAATCGGCAAGGTAGCGTTCCATATGAAGATACAGAAGAACAACTCAACGCAGATAACAAAGCTTTGGCTCCAGTCCTTTTTGCTGTACGAACGTACAATGACCTTATTCAAAATGGCGTTGCTCTGGAATCAGCAAGGCTTATACTTCCTTTATGCGTCGGCACACGCCTTTACATGAAGGGCACTGTTCGTGACTGGTTGCATTACTGCCGCGTACGCACAGACAAATATACTCAAGAAGAACATAGGGCAATTGCTGAAGATTGCTGGAATGTTTTAAAGGAAGTACTTCCTGTAACAACAGGTGCATTTGAGGCACATTACATGGAGAGTAAGTAATGTACTTTGAATCATCACATGATGTAACTAACGTTATTCTTATTGGTAGAGAATCCGACATTAGTGTAATAGTTCATAAAAAAGATGGACTAGTCAAAATACAATTATTCCTAAAGCCGTCAGTAGAAGATCAAACATCTCATACTCAAATAATGGATGCTACAGATGCTGTTGCAGTAATTTACAAGCTTTGGGCTGATGGAGAGTTGTTTCCTGTAAAAACATTACTACATCTACAGAACGATGTTATCAATTATTTACAGGAGAGATTACTTACGGTAGAATCTAACAGAGGGAAATGACATGGTTATTTTAAAGTTTGGCACAACGAGTGATGTAGAAGTACATATGGCATTAGATTCAGGGAAACCTATTTATACAATTCGACAACAAAAAGGTGAAGAATATAATGTTGTTGTAGATTTAAATATTGTTGATGCAGCCTCATATCTTCATGATCTTCGCAGTGACAAAGTAAAAGTTCCAGCCAACTTTGTAATGGATATGCTTCGAGCTGCATTGGGATACAAAAATGAAGCTTGAGGTCCAATGGATTGGGGATTCTAAGATTGACTGGCGTGAGTACATGTTTACTCGTAAGACGCCCGGTTCTTCAGGTTGGGATGTATTTGCACACACAGGCGTAGTTCGATTGAAGCCGGGTGAGCGCACTGTAATTAAGACCGGGTGGAAAGTCAAAATCCCAAAGGGTTATGAACTGCAACTCCGAACACGTAGTGGTATGGCGTTCAAGTATGGACTTGCTGTCCTTAATTCACCGGGAACTATTGATCAGGATTATCAAGGTGAAATTATGGTTATTGTAATTAACCATAGCCAAGAAATTCAAATCATTAGGGACAAGATGGCTATTGCACAGGCAGTTCTTGCTCCAGTTGAGTTGTGTGATTGTATTGCTGTTGCTGATGAACCACTGTTTGAAATCAAAAGTGAACGTGGTACAGGTGGATTAGGAAGCACTGGTGATTATCGGTGATAGACAATACACACTATACACAGCACAACATTCAAACAATTGACTTAGTCAAAGAATGGAATCTTGATCCATATCAATTTAGTATTTTAAAGTACATAGAACGCGCAGGTCGTAAAACAGGCGCGTCCTATCGTACAGATATGTTAAAAGCTGCTTGGTATGCCATCATGGCTGCATCTGAAAATAAACAAATTGCTCAAGATGCAATCATACTTGTATCTAAGTTAATTATGGATGAGGAAGACTAACACTTACAAGACATCTTCTTGCATCGTGGGCATGGAGCATCATTACACTCACAAGGCTTCTTGTGACATCCCGGGCAAGGGCCTTCTTCTCGACCACGGAAGCGGCCCTTTTTCATGCCGTGCTTCATTCCGTGCATCATTCCGCCTTTATTCATACCTTCTGAGCGCATTTGCCTTAACATATTAATTACCTTGCTTCCTACGTCGCGATTCACTCAATAATACACCAATCAACTTATTTATGTCTTTGTCTGAAAGCGTAGTCAATAAGCGATTAATCTGTCCGTTAACAACATATTCCATCAATGGAAAAGACGCGACGTCAATTTCAGGAGCTAAATTGCCAGTAATCTTACTGATTACCCTACTCAATATACTCATATCTACCTCCAATTACTTACGGTATAATAGACCGGGAGAACATTATGCTAAATCATGTTACATTAATCGGTAGACTCGTGGCAGATCCTGAGTCTAAACAAACAACAAACGGTAAATCCGTATGTAATATTCGTATTGCAGTAGACCGCAAAGGTAGAGAGAAAGAAACTGACTTCTTCAGCTGTACTGCATTTGGACAAACAGGTGATGCACTTGCTACATATGCAACTAAAGGGCGATTGGTGGCCATTGTAGGCAAGATTCAGCTAGATAACTACACCGACAAGGAAGGTGTAAAAAAGCAGTCTATTAAGATTATTGTAGACCAATGGACGCTACTTGATTCACGTAAAGAGCAAGATGATCAAACTCTTCCTCCGCCAAATCCTCGTCCAGCAGGACAACTTAAGGTAGATGACATTGAAGATCCGTTTGGAGATTAATCTAATAGATTGTTTTCAACGGCTATTTCATATGCCTGATAACGTGCTCTTGCACCTTTGACCTTAAGCTTTCCATAGACCTGATCTAGATAAAACTGAATAGTTCTAGGACTTAAATTCAAATGTTGCGCAATATATTTAGAAGTCTTGTGCTCACCAATCATGCGCAAGACTTCTTTTTCGCGTGAAGATAATTTCAGCATACAAAAGTATACCGCAAGTAATGATACGCAGTAATAATTCCGTGTATGATGCCATGAGGTATACCAAATGGGAGTCGTTAAGAAGTATCAAAACCCAGCGGGTGGATTAAATTCTGCCGGTCGTGCGCATTTTAAGCGTACAACTGGAGCTAACCTTAAACCGCCAGCACCTACTCCTAAAACTCCTAAAGATGCAGCTCGGCGCAAATCTTTTTGTGCTCGCATGGAAGGCATGAAACGGGTAAACACCTCAAGTAAAACAGCAAACGATCCAAACTCGCGCATTAATAAATCATTGCGAGCGTGGAATTGTAATTGATGGATAGGTAGGTGTAATCATGCCACAGGGAAATCGTCCGGGTGATCAACGTCGTGCTGATGCAACTGCAGCACGTGCCAAAGGCGCAACAACGCGAGCTGTAGGTACAACACGTGGTGAAACCACTGGTGGTAGCCGTTCTAATAGCCGCGGTGGTATGAGTCCTATTGGATCGTCGCAACCGCCTTCTATGGGTTTAAGTCAAAGCGCTATTAATAATGCATCGTTTATTGATTATCGGCGTACTCCCGGTGACACAGCACGTACAACATTAGATTTAGGTCGATTTGCGCGACCATCACAAGATGTACGCAATGCAATGTTTCATAGTGCATTACGCGCTACTGATAAACAATTCAAACGTGATGCATATAGCGATGAAACACGATCTATATTAGATCCGGGAAGCGTAAGTTTTGGAAAACGACCTCCTGTTATTAAAGGCAGTAATACAACGACGTCTCCATTGTCAGCAAAACACAATACTGCTGAGCGTAAATTTAGTAAATTAGCATCCGACACACGGCGAGAACATAGGCAATTTCAAGGTCAAAACCGAATTGATGATGAGATGACATCAAGGAATGTTGATGTTGCAAAAACGTACGCTAGACAACATCAAGACCTTGGTAAAGAAACTGCTAGAGATCACATGAACACATATGTGGCTAAACAAACAGCCGATATGCGAAGTCGTGTTAATCAGCCGGGTGGTGAAAAAATTGGCAATCGTAATCACGTTGTCGGAACAAAAACTACATCTAGTAAAGGTGCTTCAACTGGACGTAAGTTAGCATCTGTTGGAACATTGGCAGCAGGTGCGTTTGCAGCTGGGCAAGCTGGTGTAAAAAGTGTTGACACACGTAGTGCAGCTGAAAAAATGCGAGATGATGCATCAGATATGGGTCCTGTTAAAGGACGTGTAATGGAGCGTCGGACGTATCAAGCAGCTGGAGGCACACGACCAACAGCAACTAAAATTGTTCCTTATGAGGGACAAACAAAAACATCTCGTTTACTTGGTGTATCAAACGTAAAGGCAGGACAAAACTAATGGCATCTATGGCAAAAATGATGGGGATCAAAAATAAAAAAGGTTCTAGTTGCGGATCTGGCAAGATGAAAGGCTCTGCAAAAAAAGAAATGCCTATGAAGGGCCGAATGATGGAATCATCGCAATATGGTGGTGGTTCTGCAGGTCAGCAAATGCCTATGCGCCCAAGTCGAGTTAAAGGCGGAATGTAAATGCTTAACCATATGAACAAACACATTAATAGTTTGTCGTGGAGCGGTTTACTTGGCATTGAAAAAAAAGAGCATGGCTTAAAGTCAAAACCATCTGGTGCTGAACTTAGGAAAATGGAAATGAAAGAACATGGACTAAGTAAGGCGCCAACCAAAGCGCAGATAATGGCTATGGAAAAGAAAGAACACCTTAAAGGTGGCAAAGTGGTTATAGGTAAAGGATACAAAGGGTAACTAACATGGCAGTTACAATGCTAACACGTGCGTTAATGGGTTCTGCTGCACCAAGTGATGAGCCAGTACCACCAACAGGACCAGCTCCAGCACCAGCTCCTAAACCTGCTGCCAAGCGTTTAACTCCTAAAGATGTTGCTCAATATATCTTTGAGGGCACATTTGGTTCTTCTACTGCAACGCCACGTACGCCTCCACAGAAATACAACCCCGGTGGTCAATCATCGGGAAATTCTCCACGTCCGTCTGTAAGTATCCAACAGGCTGGTGGAGCATTTAGTTCTGTTGATGATGCATTACAAGGATTACGTAAGCGTGTTAGTGACGGTGATGTAGTTATCCCCGGATTTGGATCTGTACTTGGAGATGAGACACGAGAATTAGACTTCCTGCGAAATTATTCAGCGGGAGAACTGTCTAAGATGCGTAAAACACGTGCTGGTGGACGACCTGAACGAGTTGTCCCAGCAGGTACAGCTGGAGCTGGTGTAGTCACAGCTGGTAGCCAAGCTGGTACTCAACATGTTGTTCCACGTTTTACATTTAACGTAAGTCCTACAATTGACGTAAATCAATTTACACGTGGACTGCCTAGTGCAATTGAACATATTGACGCGTTTACTGCTGGTAATCCTAAAGTTAAAAGTCCTGCTGCATTTTTATCTGCTTATGGCAGTTATGCTCAAGGAGATGCTAAAGGTACAGATCCTGTTTTAAAGCAGTTGTCTGAAGCCTATACAAAGAACCAAGGTAATCAGGTAGCGCAAGATGCAGTTGCTAATGTCAGCAAAGCTTATGGCATGCTTTTACGGTCATCGCAAAACGCTTTGCAAAATGGATGGGATGCTAATGCATTAGGTGATGCATATAAAGTATGGGCAAGCAGTGCTAACTCATTACTAGGTGCAATTGGTAAAGGTGATACCGCCACTATCAAAGCACAGACAAAGCAGTTTAATGATGGTCAAGAGTATGGCGTTTTAGGTGCTATTCGTAGTGATCGTACTAAAGCTGAGTTTGATGAAGTAGCAAGTAAAACAGATGAGCCTAGCAAAATGCGATGGCTTTCTGATAAGCCTGTGCCACAAGGTGATAATCAAGCACAGATGATCGATGCGGTTAAACGTGCAGGTATTAAGGTTGCCGTAAATGAATTACTTGGTGAGTTTCGCAAACCAAATGGTGGAACATCTCCAGCTGATCAAGCATATACAGCTAAAGGTAATTTAATTGAAGCTCTTGCTTTACATCCACAATCTCCGTTATCGCGTATTCTTGAAGAAAATGTAAGTGGCGCATTAAGCGATTTAAACACTAAAAACCCAAAAATGGTTGCCTCATTAGCAAGCACATTGCGATCACAATTTGGTGGAAAAGCGGGTTCAGGTCAAGAAGGTGCCAATACGTTTGACGCTAACGTTGCTAAGCAATTGGGCGTTCCTGAATTCTTAAAAACAAATGTTGGTTTGCTATTTGGTGGACGTGCGGGTAATGCAACTCAAGGTGCAAACTTTTCCCGTGCTGCTAATTTAGCAGTTAAAGAACTACAACGCGGTACAAATACCAACTGGAATCGTGTTGCGGATTTAATGCGACCATACTTGTCATCTCCTGACTTTGACATGATTCTTCCACGATCTGGTGTATCGCGTGAAGCACGTGTTCCAACTGGAAAAGTAGATCAGACAGGTGCACCAATTGTAAAGACAAAGACTGAACAATATTCGCCTGATGTACAGCAAACAAAACTGTACACACAAGCATTTAAGGATATGACGGGCTTAGATTTAGGTGTCACTAATACAGGTAGGACTAATATCCCTAATTTTGGGAAGCAAGCATTTAATGTAATTGCCGATATTAAAGACAGTAATCCAGAGCTGTATCAATACCTGCTTGAAAGAACAATGGCTGCAGCACCCGGTGGCCGTACAGATATTGGCAATCAAAAAGGTAAGGGACGTACTAAATTATCTGTAGAAGGAAGTGCTCCAGCTGAAGGTCCAGTAAGACCTGGAGATGCGCCACCAACTGCAAAAACAGGACGCAATACATTTAGCACTGATGTAAATCGTCCACTTGATCTTAAATTAGCAAATGCTATTTGGCATAGTATTACTAATCCAGTCAGACCAAATGATTATGTTCCGGGTTCGGAAGATATGAATAACGGCGGAAAACATCCATCGGTAGGTGAGATGTTAGCCAAAATTGCTGATAGTAGTCAAACATTTGCAAATGTTATGGCACATCCTACTAAGCGAACCGAGATTGGAACTGCAGTTACAAGAGGCCAAGAACAAGGACGCATTGACAAAGCTACTGTAGTAAAACCAGAAGGCGAACGCGTTACTCGCAATGATACTGACAGGCTAGTAACGTTCTTTACTGACTTTGACGGATTACATCCTTCTACAATGGAAGGCATAACTGCTAATAAAGAAGGTACTCCAGCACAACGTCGTCTATACGAAATTATGAGTAACCCTGCTAAAAAAGCTGCATGGGCTGAATTTACTGCGTTAGAAAAAAAGGCTATATCTGCATTAGGATCTGACTTTGTTGAAGGTGGATCTTATGGGCAGACGCGTGTATCTGGTTCGAACAAAAACAAATCTACTGCAGCAATCAATACCGAGATGAGTGCAATTGCAGATCAGTTAATTGGTAATGACATCAAAGACCCTGAAGCTTACCGAGTAACTAAGGGTAAGTTGATGAATTACCTTGGAAGTTTGTCAGATAAAGCAAGGACCCAATCTGGTTTAGACGTTCCTTTACTAGACAAATTCAACTCCATGGTGCAACGATTTGGTGCAACGCCAGAAACATTCTCTGCGTTTAATCCAGTAGGTCGCGTTGCTGATACCAAAATGCCCGGTGACCTTACATGGCCTGAAGCACAACGCATGGCTGGAGCTATTGAAGCTTTAGTACGAGTGCATGGTAGTAATCAACAAAAAGAGTTACTAACAAGAAAAGAAGGTGACGAGCGCCAGCGTGGACATAAAGTATTAGTTCAACTTGCTAATAACCCAACACGTGTTCTGCAAATTGTGGAGGACTTACGTGAAAAGGCTGGTATGCCAGCGAAGCAAGGGCCAGATCGTCCACGCTCCAATGTTAATCGTCCAACAGAAGATGCTGCACTTAGAGCTGGCGGCCCACGTCAAGGAAAAGATGCTCTTTGGAACAGTGTGTTGGGTGCAGTTAATACAGCGCTTGGTGTTAAAGGTCCTGATGCTATTGGTGATAAAGGCCCTCAAGGTAAGGCATATCAAGAGCCGGGTGCACCAGTACGTGATGAACCTGTATGGCAGCCATTTATGGCTAACCGTGGAGGCAACAGTCCAGCCAATGCGACTAAGTGGTATACGGATTGGGTCAAATGGGCTTCCGATACATTTACACCCGGTTCTCAAGAACGTACTCTTGCATTAAAGTTAGGTCGTGATCTTGCCACTGGAACAACAGTTGATCAAGCTAAGCGTAAACATTCAGATGATGATAATTTCTTGCCAATTTTACGTCGTGCAAAAATTGATGGATTCCCTGTTGATTCAGTAAAAACATCTGGCACAGGACGCACACGGTCTTTAGTTAAAGCAGGAAAGGTTCTTAGTGTAGGTGGACTTATAACAGGTGGTGCAATGACGGGTCGGCAAGGTGTAAGGAATACAAGGTAAGTAAATGCCACAGGGACGATTTCAGAAAGTTGCAAATAGATTTTCGGCAGGTGCACAAGGATATCAAAACTCTGTAAGACCACCGGCAATTAATCCCGGTGGTATGGGTTTTGATTTACGTTCTCCGCAGCAACGAACTCAAATTGCAAATAGTGGAAGAGGCTCACGAGCTTTAGCTGCAGTAGGAAAAATTGGAGCTACTCCAATGCTTGCTGCTGACACTATAAGATCGGCTGGCACTGATACTGATATTGAAGCCTATATGAAGTTGGCTACGGCAATGGGATGGCCGACGGATATAGTTGATCAACAAGGACAACGCACAAAGAATTTTCCATCTCCTATGGCATTGAAAAATGCACGTAGGCAGTTAACTAATCGCGATCTGTTATGGATGGGTTTAAATGGAATGCAGGATGCAGTAACTTCTAAATTTGGAAGACTTGCACCTGCAATTAATACTGCCATTGATTCATCTTTAGTGTTTGAGCCTGTTAGTAAAGCTGTAAACACAGGCATTAACAAATTGTACGAACCTAAGTTTAAAGAGGAAAACAGGACTGGTCGTGAACCCGGCATAGCTGATCTTTTTGGATTTATTGCTAAAAACCTGACTCAACCCGGTGAACTTCAAGGGTTTATGAATATGATTGGCAATCAACCATTGCCAGAATATTTACAGCATCCTAATACTCTTGGTATGAGACCCACCGTTACTGCTGTTGACTTGTTACAAAATTTACTTATGCCTCATGGCCAAGCAGCTACTGGTCTTGGTCAATTAGGTGGTGGCATATTAGAGATCGGGAAACCAAATAATTTTGGTGGAAAAGTTACTCCGGAATCTGTCTCTCGATATTTTGGCAATGCTATTAAAAATGACACAAGCCATTTTATGCGCAAAAACGTAGGTGGTGTTGCAAAGGAGATTGGACGAAATACACCTCGTTCAGTTAAAAACGCTATTCGTACATTTGGTGCAAGTGAAAATTCATTTATACCGTAAGCATACTGACGGTATAGTAATGTAATGAAACGTTGCGAGGCAATTATTAAAAACGAGGTAGGTGAAACACAATGTGGCAATATGGCTACAGGATCATCTGCTTATTGCCCAAAGCATAATAAAGAACTTTACAAGGTAACTACAAGCCATAAGTTTGAGCATGGCTTGTATAGTCCTTTTAAAAAACGATTTAGCGCGGTCAATGAAACGCTACTTACTCGCATTAACGAACTGCGTGACGATCCAGATTTATGGTCATTAAAAGATGATGTTGCATTTGTAACAGCATTGATGGATATGCGAGCCGAAAGCATATCAGAGGGTTTGTCTTTAGATCATTATCGTGCTTTAGCTCAAAGCGTAAACGCACTTAAGCGAGCATATAGATCTGGAGATATGGATAACATTCAGAAATGCATTGACACTTTAGAGGAGCTTGTAACTAAAGGTGAAGACGCATTTGCTGGAAGTGAAGAAGTTGTTCGATTGATTGAAAAACGAACAGACATTATTGAAACTGAACAACGCATGATGCATGCTAAGGCTTACACAATAGAGGTTGATCAAGCGTACAGTTTGATCATGCAGGTATTCGGCGTAATTAAAACGCATGTCAAAAACGCAGAAGAACTAAAAGCTATTCGTGGTGGCATAGGAAAAATCCTGCGCACATATCAAAGTGAAGATGAAGAAATTATGGATGCGGAGGTAGTTGATGAAACTGTCAGTCAACACACGAGCAACGCCTCGTAATTTAAAACCCCATATCAAAGCAACACAGTCATTGGCAGTTAGTCTTTTACAAGCTCTTGACGCAGAAATTGAAAGCTCTCTTGTTAACGGTGATTTTGATTTAGGTTCTGCTTTTCCTATTGCTGGAGCTGATCTTGATTACAAAACGTGGCTTAAAACGTATGCACCACATGCAGCAAGTTCAGAGTTAGGCGAGCATCACTTACGCGCATGGGATTGGTCTGATGGATTCAGTCAAGGTATTGCACCTCCTGCGTTGATTGAGTGTTGGTTTCGCGGAGGTGGTAAGTCAACAACTGTTGAATTAATTACCTGTCGTACTGCTGTTCGTGCCACTAGGAGATTCGTTCTGTATGTATGTGCGACTCAGGATGCGGCCAACCGCCACGTTAGTGATATTGCAAACGTTATGGAGAAGTGCGGTATTGAACGAGCTGTTAACCAGTATGGATTTAGTCGTGGATGGAACGCTCAAAAATTACGCACAGCAAACGGTTTTAACGTTCTTGCATTTGGATTAGACACTGGCGCACGTGGTGTAAAGCTTGATCACTTACGACCAGACATGATTATCCTAGATGACATTGATGAACTTGACGATTCTGTAAATCGCGTAGAAAAGAAAATACAAACAATCACACAAACAATTTTGCCAGCTAAGTCAAACGACTGCGCTATTGTATTTGTTCAAAACGCTATTCACTCTAACAGTGTAATGTCACGAGTACTGAGTGGTGAGTTAGATATGTTGCAGAATCGTATTCAAAGCAAGATTGTTCCTGCAATAAAAGAACTTACATACGAACCAGTAGAAAAAGAAGATGGTCGTATTTCCTATAAGATTACTGGTGGGACAGCATCATGGATACACAAAAGTATTGATGTGTGTCAACGTGAAATAGAAGACTTTGGTTTGCTGCCGTTTCTACGTGAGTGTCAACATGATGTTGGTGTAGGTGGAAAGTTCTTTCCAGAGTTTAAAGAGTATGGTCCAACTGGTGAGCCGTGGCATGTTGTTGATTCAATTGATGTTCAGCCATGGTGGAGATTTTGGGGATCGCATGACTTTGGTACTGGCGCACCTGCATGCTTTTTACTTTATGCTTCAGATGAACGAGAGAACGTCTATGTTATTGATGAATGGTATGAAAGCGGACACGTTAGTTCGTCGCAAGTAGAGGCTGTGCTAGGAGTCCTTGAAAAACATAAACTAGCAGAGCCTAAGCTATTAAAACATAGGTCAGGAGCATGGAATACAAAGCTGGAAGCTATTGCATTTGACTGGGCCAATACATTTCCTCCGCAAAAAGTTGAAGAACGTGTTGGTGAGTATCCAGTAGAAATATGGTGGGAGAAAGGTCTTCCTCCTGTTCGTGCAGTTAAAGACCGTAAAGCTGGATGGCAACGCTGCAAGGAATTACTAGTAAGTATTGAAAGTAGTGCTGGTGTAATTAAACCTAAGTTTAAAATCCTGCGTCGTAATTGCCCAAATCTAATCAAACAACTTAGCGACACTATGTGTTCACCTAAAGATTTAGACGAGATTGACAACGGAACAAAAAATGACCACGCCATTGATAGTTTTAGATATGGTGCTATGTGGCGTGTAAATCCCGTAAGGTGTCCCGAAATTAATAAGGATGGAACTCCATTCAATAAAGAGAATCTACCAGCATGGGTCAAAGATAATAAAAGATCGGATTACGTATAATGGAGCTATGGCAATTTTTTATTGTAGTCATTGCGTTAATCGGAAATGCCTATGGCATGTACGTCATACACAAGGATTTAGTATTTCTTCGTGCGGAGAAGTTGCTTAAGTTGATTGAAAAGGTTGGTGAATGGGTATGAGTATGCCACCGCTTGATCCTAATGTTTTACGTCGTATGATTCCTATGGCAATGCGTAATCGCCAAGCGGGATCAAATGTACGTATGAGTGCGTTTAGTCGCCCACCTGCTCCTGCTGCTATTGGGGCGCAACCACTAACCAATAGCTCAATAGAACCAAAAGACAATCTAAGCCTTGATGTTGAAACTAAAGATTGGAAAGTTGTTCCCGGAGATCAACCAGAGCAAGACCGCAAAATTGTTGATTTTGTAAAAACTCAATTTGATACTTCTTACCGATCAAGAAGTGAAATGGAAATTGAGTGGGCAATGGCTAGTGCCTTTTTTGAGGGACGCCAATGGTTTAGAATTAACACTAACTCACGCAACTTAGTAAATTTACAAAACCCAAATGAGCCTAACCGATACATGACGGTTAATAAGATTCGGCCATTAATTGACGGAGTTGTAGGCAAGCTTACTCAATGTAGTCCGGACGCTACTGCAGTCGCTCTTTCTGACGCGCCACAAGACCGACAGGCAGCCGATGAAGCCAATTACTTGGTACATCACTACAATCGTAAGTTTTGTCGTGAAACGCAGCTAAAAGAACGTGTGCGATGGGCATGCGTTACTGGTACGTCTTACCTCAAAGTATTTTGGGATACACGAAAGGAACAAGTCGTTCCTCAATTTGACGCAACTGGACAGCAGATACTAGGTCATCAACTGATGAAAGTTGGTGATGTAGTTGAGCAAATCCTTCCTTGCTTTGATGTTTACATTGATCCGTCTGCTAAACGTGATGACGATATTCGATGGATGATTCATGCAATGATCAAACCATTGTCGTGGTTTGTAGATAGCTATGGCGATATTGGAAAGCTTGTAAAACCTGATGCTGTTATGGGCCACAACAGTGGTTACATTGATAGTTATTTAGAAGGTGCA